CGGCCGCCGGTCCGATCTGCCGGAGATGGCGCGGTCGGCATAGACCTCGGTGATCTTCAGATCGTGATCGGCGGCATAGGCTTTGCACTCCGCAATCTGCTGTTCAATCGAGGCATCGTTCTGGGCATGGCTGGAATAGCGGGCGTACACCACGCAGATGTTCCCGTCCGGCTTTTCCGGCTTCTTCTTTGCCATGCGCGCGTCTCCTCACGTACAAGTAAAGTCGTATTTGTGATAAAATACTTTAGTAATATTTACGGACAATGAATTTATAGGAGGTAGGAACCATGAACGAGAACATTGTCCGCTTCACCGAGATTTACGATGCCCTTACTGATGAGAATCGCGCCCGACTTGCTGCGCTTGTAGCAATAGTTCTGCATAATCAAGAAGCCGCCGCTGATTCTCCTCAGTCAGAGCAGCGAAAAGACGAATGACATTTTCCCGCTCCGGATTTGGTTTCATCGCCGGAGCGGTTTTTTCTTCTATCTCTTCTCCAAACATCAGATAAGAGGGCGACACACCAAAGATAGATGCCATGGTTTTGATAGTGGAACGTTTTATGTTTTCAACCGTTCCATTCTCATATTTCTTGATCGCCGATTTTTGAACGCCGATTCTTTTACCGAGCTGCTCCATAGTGAGTCCGCTTTGCTCACGAAGAATTCTGATTCTTTCACCCATCGTCATTGCTATCTACCTCAGGAACTATGATATCATTTCTAAGACACAAATACAAGCATTTTTTCAAATGTGTCTTAAAAATTTTCAAAAAGCTATTGACAGCGGCGGTTAAAGGTGGTAAGATTATAGTGTCTTGCGAAGACACATCAAGACACAGAAGGAGGTGAAATGATGAACACGCCGATGCTGAAGAGTAAGATGGTGCTTCACGGCGACACCAATGCCAAACTGGCCGCAGCGATGGGAATATCTCCACAGCGCTTGTCAGCAAAGATCAATGAAACCGGTGGTGCGGAATTCAACAAGCACGAAATCCAGTTCATTAAGCAACGCTATTCGTTGACGAGCGATGAAGTGGATGATATTTTTTTTGCCGCCTAAGTGTCTTGACAAGATACGATGAATTGAAGAAGGAGGTGAGACAGTGCCCCAGGATGCAGAGACGGTTCACATCAACACCGACCTGATCCCGCCGTGGGTGGCGGAGTACCTGACGGAGCAACTGTACAGAAGCGTTCGCAACTTCTTCAGCGTCCCGGAGAATCAGGCGAAGTTTGAGAAGTGGAAGGCCGAACGCGATCAGCGCCAAGCGGCGCGTTTACCCAGTTAGACACATTACAGCGATATTGGCAGTACAGATGGAGGGCAGAAAGATGAAAATAAGCGGAGTGGTGATGGATGGGTTATCAAGCGGTCAAGCTGCTTGACAGGGAAATTGATTTGCTGTCCAGAGCGGCGGAGAGAGCGTATGCGGACCGGGAGCGGAGCGTGAGTTTGCAACTGGAAGCGTGGAAGATCCGGTTGCAGACGATGCGGAAAGCGGAAATGGAGGAGATGAAGCGTGAGGCGTTTGCGGTACAGCGTGTACAACCGGAGGAAAGGCCGGTGGCTGACAGGGTACGAATTGCACGGTGAACACATGGTAACGGCGTTTTCCCACCACAGGGAGCGGGCGATGCTGTTTCCGGGCGCGAAAAGTGCCAGGAGCGTTGCACGGATGATCGGCGATGAATGTGTCGTCATGAACGCGGCGGGTGAGCTTCTGTGACGCTTGAGGAGATTCGGGAATCCGGCAAACCGATGCTGACGCCGGCGGACGTGGCCGAAGCGATGGGCTGCGATCCGCAGTTCATCCGGGTGCAGGCGCACAGGGATCCGGCGATGCTGGGTTTCCCGGTCTGTGTGATCGGGAGCCGGGTGAAGATTCCGCGGGAAGGGTTTCTCAACTGGTACGAAGGGAAAGGAAAGACGGCATGAACGACTTTTTGCAGCACATGGCGGCGGGCGCCAACTTTGGCGGAGCGGCGCTGGGGTTCTGCCTGGTGGCGGTGGTCGCGCTCCCGCTGCTGGGGTTTGTGATGGCGGTGATCGGGGGGCTGATGGGATTTGCCGGACGCGACGAAAACGAAGAAGAGAGCGGAAGGGAAAGCGAAGGCGAGCGGGACGAAACCGAGGAAGGCAACCGCTGAAGAACTGCTCAAGGCGATCCATGCGCACTGTCTGGAATGCTCCGGCGGTTCGCGCAGGGAAGCGGAACGGTGCAGGGTAAAAGAGTGCGGCATGTACCCGTACAGGCCGGGAAAAGCGTAAGAAAAGGAGTGTGAAGCGTTGACTTACGAAGAATTTCTAAGCGGCAAAGTGGAGATTGCCGAAGAAACCGGATTCACGATAGACGCGGATGAGTTGAATCCCGCGCTGCTTCCGCACCAGCGGGACGCTGTGATCTGGGCGCTGAAGGGAGGACGGCGCGCGCTGTTCGAGAGCTTCGGACTGGGCAAGACGGTTCAGCAACTCGAATGGGCGCGTATCGTGACGGAGAAGATCGGCGGGCGCGCGCTGATTATCCTGCCGCTGGGCGTCAAGCAGGAGTTTCAGTTGGACGCGGAGCGATTGCTTCACTGGGACGAAGCTCCGCTCTACGTGCGCACCGACGCGGAAATCGCGCAGGCGCGGGGGAACATCCTGCTTACGAATTACGAGCGCGTGCGCGACGGGGATATCAAGCCGAAGCAGTTTACAGCGGTATCGCTGGATGAGGCGAGCTGCCTGAGAAGCTATGGGAGCAAGACCTATCAGGAGTTCACGACCATCCTGAAGGGCGTACCGTACAAACTGGTATGTACGGCAACGCCGTCACCGAACCGGTACAAGGAACTGATCCATTACGCCGGATACCTGGAAATCATGGATACAGGACAGGCGCTGACGCGGTTTTTCAAGCGCGATTCGACGAAGGCGAACAACCTTACGCTGTATCCGCACAGGGAAAAGGACTTCTGGCTGTGGATGAGTTCATGGGCGCTGTTCATATCAAAGCCGTCCGATCTGGGATACGACGATACCGGATACGACCTGCCGAAGATGCGCGTAAACTGGCACAAGCTGACCGTGGACAACACGACGGCAGGGACGGACCGGTACGGGCAGTACCTCCTAATCCGGGAAGCGAGCATATCGCTCCAGGCCGCGGCGAAGGAAAAGCGGGACAGCATCGCGGAGCGGGTTGCGAAGATGAAGGAAATCGTGGATTCCGATCCTGGCGCGCATTTCATTCTGTGGCACGACCTTGAAGCGGAGCGACACGCGATCAAAAAGGCGGTTCCGGAAGCGGTTGAGGTATACGGTTCGCAGGATTACGACATCCGCGAACAGCGCGTGATTGATTTCTCTGACGGAAAGATCCGTCTGCTGGCCACGAAGAAATCCATCAGCGGACAAGGGTGCAACTTTCAGCGCTATTGCCACAGGGCGATCTTCCTGGGCATCGATTACGAGTTCAACGATTTCATCCAGGCGATTCACCGGATTTACCGGTTTCTGCAAACGGAAGAAGTCATCATCGACGTGATATACACGGAATCTGAAGACGAGATCCGCAGGGCGCTTCTGGCAAAGTGGGAGCGGCACAATGAGATGGTCGCCAACATGACCGAGATCGTGAAGAAATACGGGCTGCACAACAAAGCGCGGTTTGACGACATGAAGCGGACGATAGGAGTGGAACGGGTGGAAGTTACTGGGATGAATTACCGCGCCGTCAACAACGACTGCGTGGAAGAGATGAAGAACATGCCGGACAATTCGGTTGACGAAATCGTCACGTCGATTCCGTTCGGCAATCACTACGAGTACACGCCGTCTTACAACGATTTCGGGCACAATCCGGATACCGAAAAGTTCCTTGAACAGATGGACTACCTTACCCCGAACCTTCTGAGGGCGCTGAAGCCGGGGCGCGTTTACTGCTGCCATGTGAAGGACAGGATCCTGTTCGGCAACGCGACCGGAACCGGTATGCCCACGGTGGAGCCGTTTCACGCGCTGGTCATACAGCACTGCATGAAGCATGGGTTCCAGTTCATGGGCATGATTACCGTAGTGACGGACGTGGTGAGGGAGAACAACCAGACGTACCGTCTTGGGTGGAGCGAAGTGTGCAAGGACGGCACGAAGATGGGCGTCGGCTGTCCGGAATACGTACTGCTGTTCCGCAAGCTGCCCAGCGATACTTCAAAAGCCTACGCGGACGTGCCGGTTGAGAAGAGCAAGGACGAGTACACGCGGGGGCAGTGGCAGATCGACGCGCACGCATTTTGGCGGTCGAGCGGCGACCGGTACGTGAACAAAGATGAACTTGCAAGCATACCGGTGACGGATCTTCAGAAGGTGTACCGCGATTACAGCCGGGAGACGGTATACAGTTACGAAGAGCACGTCGCGCTGGCGAACAGGCTGAACGACGAAGGGAAGCTGCCTGCCATATTTATGGTGTGCGCGCCGGGAAGCTGGAACGGGACCGTGTGGGACGATATCAACCGGATGAAGACGTACAACACAAGCCAGGCGCTGAAGAAACGGGAACTGCACGTCTGCCCGCTTCAGATTGACATCGTGGAACGGTTGATTAACCGGTACAGCAATCCGGGGGACACGATCCTGGACCCCTTCGGCGGGATCATGACGGTCCCGACCGAAGCGGTGAAGCACGGACGGTTCGGCATCGGGATTGAACTGAACAGCGATTACTTCCGCGACGGAGTTGGATACCTTCAGGCGGCGGACACGATGCGGGATATGCCGACGCTCTTCGACTTCATCGGGGAAGCAAAATAAAGGCAAGGAGGTAGAGGAAGGTTGAAAAACGTAACGGCGAAGGTGTACCGCGACCATACCGACAAAATGACGCGGGACGAGTGGCTTGCGGCGCGCAAGAACGGCATAGGCGGCAGCGAAGCCAGCGCGGTACTGGGCGTGAATCCGTATTCAAGTCCGCTGAAGGTGTACCGCGACAAATTGAGCCAGGATACCGAAGACGTGACCAACGAAGCGATGCGGCAGGGGCACGACTTTGAAGACTACGTGGCCAGGCGCTTTCAGGAAGAAACCGGGATGAAGGTGCGCAGGCTGAACCGGATTTTGCAAAACCCGGACCATCCGTGGATGCTGGCGAACATCGACCGGGACATCGTGGGCGAGGACGCGGGGCTTGAGTGCAAGACGACTTCCCCGTACAGCAAGTTCAAGTTTGACGAAGGGGAAATCAACCCGCACTACTACTGGCAGGCGATGCACTACATGGCCGTGACCGGGGCCGGAAGGTGGTATGTGGCGATCCTGGTATTGGGCAAGAGCTTCCACGTGTTTGAAATCGACCGGAACGAAGACGACATAAGGACGCTGACGGACGCGGAAGAGGTGTTTTGGAAGGAGAACGTGGAAGCGAAGATCCCGCCGCTTCCGACCGGCAGCGATACCGACGACGAAGAGATCATCGCGATGTATCCGCAGGCGGCGGACGGCGGCGATGAGGGCGCGGATCTGTCCGATTTGGAAGACATGCTGAATCTGAGGAGCATGAAAAAGCGGGAAGCGGACGATTTGGAAAAGCAGATTGCGGAAATCGACCAGACCGTGAAGATGGCGATGGGCGAACACAGTCTTGGCTTCGGCGGCGGGTGGAAGGTGTCCTGGCCGAACACCACATCGAACCGGGTGAACACGAAGAAGCTGAAGGAGAAGTACCCGGACATCGCCAGGGAATGTTCGGAAGAATCGACCGGACGGCGGTTTACCGTGACGAAGATGAAGGACAAATGAGAAGGAGGATCATCCCATGAGCGAAATCAGAAAGCCCGTGAACAGCCAGGCGCTTCAGCCGAAAGCGCAGAACGCGGTGGCGAAGAAGAAGTCCACGGCGGTGGATTACCTGAACGACGCGCGGTTTCGGGAGCAGCTTGCGGCGGCGCTGCCGAAATTCCTGGACACCGATCACTTTGTGCGCAGCGCGATCACCGAGTTCCGCATGAATCCGGCGCTGACCGAGTGCAGCGTGCCGAGCGTGCTGGGGTATTTCATGCAGGCGGCCGCCTGCGGACTGGAACCGGCGAGCGTGCTGGGGCAGTGCTATCCCGTGCCGTTCAACAACAAAAAGACCGGCGCGCGGGAATGCCAGTTTCTCCTGAGTTACCGCGGAATGCTGTCCATTGCGCGCAGGTCCGGGGAAATCGCCAGCGTGATTGCGGAAACCGTGCATGAGAAGGACGAGTTTGAAATCGCCTACGGACTGGAACCGAACCTGGTGCATAAACCGCACATCGGCGACAATCCGGGCGCGACGATCGGCGCGTATTGCGTGGTACGCTTCAAGGGCGAAGGGGTGGAACCGCTGATCAAGTTCATGCCCAAGGCGGAGATCGACGCGCACAGGAAGCGCAGCAAGGCGTCCTCCTCCGGGCCGTGGGTGACGGACTACGAAGAGATGGCCAAGAAGACCGTGTTCCGCTCGGTGTTCAAGTGGCTGCCGGTATCGCTTGAACAGGTGATGGCGACGACCGGGGACGGCGCGGCGGTCAAGTACAACACGCAGGCGCAGAACGCGGACGACGCGCTTGAGATCGAGTTCGTCAGGAGCGAAGACGAAGAAGCGCCGGACGCGGAACAGGCTGCGGCGGAGTAAGGAGAAGAGCGATGGCGGAACGCGGTTTCAAGGGGATCTGGATACCCGCGGAAGTGTGGCTGGACGAGCGGCTGAGCGCGATTGAGAAGAGCGTGCTTGCGGAAATCGACAGTTTGAGCAGGACGGACACGGGCTGTGTTGCGGGGAACGAATACTTTGCCGCGTTCTGCCAATGCAGCAAGCGGACCGTGACGGACGCGGTTTCCCACCTGACGAAGCTGGGGCTTGTGGAGACGGTTTCGTTCGACGGGCGGAGCCGGCAGCTTCGCAGCTGTGTCGCAGTTTCTGCGCGGCAGAGTAGCAAAAATTGCGAGGCAGACGCGCAAAATCTGCCAGGCAGCATAGCAGAATCTGCGCGGCAGAGTAGCAAAAATTGCGCGCATATTAATATACCTATTAATCCATCTATTAAACCATCTATTAAACAAGTGATTAATAAGAGTAATACGGCGCGCAAGCGCGGAACCTTCAAAGCGCCTTCGGTGGAAGAGGTATCCGGATACGCGGCGGAGATGGGATGGAGCGAAAGCGAATTTTCGCCGGACGGGTTTGTGAACTTCTACGAGAGCAAGGGCTGGAAGGTTGGAAAGACGCCGATGAAGGACTGGAAGGCGGCGGCGCGCGGATGGGTAGCGAGATTCAGAAAGCAGAAGGGAGAAACGGACAGTGGAAAACGGAATGCGCAGCCTAAGCGACTTGGCAAGACGGACATTATCGTTTGACGGCGCGCCGGACGCGGGGAACGTGTCCATCCTGGAAGCGGAGAAGCGCAAGGCGGAAATCTACAACCGGACGAAGGGGAACCTTGAAGGGTATGACTGCAAATTGTGCATGAACCGCGGCAACCGGATGGAGATTGTGGAGACGGGCGGCGGGATCAACGAGCGGTTTTACGAATGCCGGTGCATGAACGTAAGGCGGAGCATCCTGCGGATGAAGCAGAGCGGACTGGAAAACGCGATACGGGAATGCACATTTGAGAAGTTCCGCGTGGACGAGGAATGGCAGAAGCGGATGCTGAACGCGGCGAAGAAGTACCTGGACGAGGGCGCGGGGAACGGATCGTGGTTCTACATCGGCGGCGCGGTCGGGTGCGGCAAGACGCACATCTGCACGGCGATTGCGCGGGGACTGCTGTACGCGGGGCGGCCGGTGGTGTACATGACCTGGCCTGCGGAGAGCGCGAAGCTGAAAGCGACGGTCACCGATGAAGCGGAGTACGGCAGGGAGATCCGCAGGCTGAAAAGCGCGGACGTGCTGTACATCGACGATTTCTTTAAGCCGGTCGGCGGCGGATCCCCGCGGGACGCGGACGTGCGCCTGGCCTATGAGATCATCAACCACCGCTACAACGCACGGCTTACGACGCTGTTCAGCGCGGAACGGTTTTTAAGCGAACTGATGGACATCGACGAAGCGACGGCCAGCCGGATCTACGAACGGGCGAAGGGCTATAACCTGTCGGTCGCGCGGGACAGGAACCGCAACCAGCGGTTGGAAAGCGAAGAAGGCATATAGGGGGAGGGACGCGGATTGGGATTGAAGTTTACGCTGTACGGAAAGTGCGTGACGAAGAAGAACTCGAATCGGATTCTGTACAAGAAAGCGAAAAACGGGGCGAAGGTGCCGTTTATCGCGCCCAGCGCGCAGTACAAGCGTTACGAAACGGACTGCCTGAACCAGATTTTCGTTGCCGGGTATCATCGTCTCCGCATCGATCAGCCGGTGAACGTGTGCTGTGTGTACTACATGCCGGACCGGCGGCTGGTTGATCTTGCGAACCTGATCAACGCCACATGCGATATTCTCGTTCGCGGGTGCGTGCTGCTGGACGACAACAGCAAGATCGTAGCGTCGCACGACGGGAGCCGGGTGCGGCTTGATCCGAACAATCCCAGGGTGGAAATCGAGATTACCGGCGCGTGAGCGCGGACAAGGAGAGACGGAATGAACGTGGTAGTGATAACGGGGAATCTGGTGGCGAAACCGGAAAAGCACGTGACGCAGAGCGGGATCAGCCAGGCGGTGATGAACGTGGCCGTGCAGCGGGACTTCAAAAACGCGCAGACGGGCGAACGGGAAGCGGACTTCATCCGCGTGATTGCCTGGCGGCAGACGGCGGATTTTCTGGCCCAGTACGCGGAAAAGGGCGACCGCGTGACGATCCGGGGGGCGTTGACGGTGCGGACCTACGAAAAGGACGGCCAGAAGCGGTACGTGACCGAGGTGAACGCGGACCGCGCGGAACTTAACAAGCGCAACCAGGGCAACGCGGCGGCGCAGGGCGCGGAACAGACGGACGATTCGGACGAGGAAATGCCGTTTTGATTGAGAGCGACGATTTGAGAAAGGGAGCGGATACCATGTCAAGGCAGTTGGACAGAGAATACCACGAAATCAGCACGAACCGCTCCGGGTACTAAGACGGCACGGCGGCGGCAGCGCTGAACAACGTAATGCGGGATACGTTGCGCAGGGGCGGCACGTGGCACGCGCCGGAGACGAACGAAAGCAAGATCATCAAGGCGATGATGACGGAGCCGACGATCACGACGGCGGTTGAGACGATCACGCCGAAGCTGGCAGCGGAGTACCTGACGCACAATACCAGCAATCCGCGCAGGCTGATGGACAGTGTTGTGCGTCGGTACGCGGATGACATGAAAAGCGGCAAATGGCAATCTAACGGCGAAAGCATCGTGTTCTCGAAGAACGGTGAATTGCGGGACGGACAGCATCGGCTTGAGGCGGTTGTGCTGTCCGGGGTAACGGTGCAGATGGTCGTGGTGCGTGGTGTCGAGGACGGCACGACAATCTACGACGTCGGCGCAAAACGCAATGTCGCACAGGCGGTCGGTGCAACGCGAGTCGAACAGACGATTGCCGGATGCGTATGCTGCGGATTGTACGGTGCCAATACGGCTCCGGCTGGGATTGTCGCAGATTACATCGTCAATCACAGAGCCGAATTGAACAGCGCTGGGAACGTGGCGAAAACGGGCAACGGTGGCAGGGTCATCACGATGAAACGCTCGATTATGACGGCGGTATATCTGATGCTCCGAAGTGGAACCAACGAGGATGGTATGCGGGCGTTCATAAGGACGGTAAACACGGGCTTCCCGCTGGAGGGATGGGATAGTACGGCGGCAATCGCATTTGCGGCATATATCAGGAATACGATGCCGCGCGATAACACGCACGAAATCACAGCCGATATTATCACGGTTACGATTCAGGCATTCAGGGATTTCGCAAATGGAGTTGCGCGACGGCAAGCCTATCGGAATCCGCGCAGCAATAAACCGGCGCGTGATTTGATGAGCCGGGTACGCAAGGCCGATGGGCTTGAATGAAGGAGGATACCATGCAGGCGAGAATCACGCGCATTGACGCGGAGCAGGCGATTCGGGAGGGGCGGGAGACCGCCCGCCTGAACCGCGTGATTGAAGAGATGCAGGAACAGATCGGGGTTTTGACGCGCGAAAACGCGGTACTAACGGCGAAATTGCGCATGAACCGGAGCATCATCGAGCGGCACAACCGGGTATTGGCGCTGAAGTACGAAGGGATGCGCGAGGGCCGGGAGATGGAGCGGCGCGAGGCGCGGGGCAATATCGTGGACGCGCTGATCATCGGGGCGGCGCTGGGGGCGCTGCTGGCGGTCGGGATCGCGTGCTGGATGGTGATGGTATGAACGACGCGACGAAACGGGCGATCCTGCGTATGTCCGAAGAGGGCGCGAACACGGTGAGCATTGCCGAAGCGCTGGGCATCAGCGTTGCGACGGTGAACCGCGTGAAAGCGCTGATGCGCGCGCCCAGACCAAAAGCGCTGTGGACGGCAGACGAGGAAGAGCGGCTGTGGCAGATGCATCAGGACGGGTTTTCGGTCCCGGAGATTGCGGACAAGCTGAACCGCACGATCATGTCGGTGGAAAGCAAAATGCGCAAGGTGCTCCGGCAGCGGATGCAGACCATGGGGCAGGCTTCGCGGCGCAAGTGGACGCCGGAGCTTGAGGAAAGCCTTTTGCAGGATTACAAGTCCGGTATGCCGATGAAGGATTTGTCGGAGAAATACCGCGCGTCGGTAAAGACGCTGCAAGAGCGGCTTGCGAAGCTACGCAGGAGGCACAATATGACCACGCGGCGGCACATGGGCGATTACGGGGACTTGCCGCCATTGACGGACTGGCCGAAGCATCCGGGGTGTCAGTGCGGGTACTGCCCGGCATTCGAAAAGGCGCGG